GGAAGAATCGTTCCAGAATCACATAAGAGAAAAGATTACCTATAAATAACAATGAGCTAAACTATCGTTGCTGCAGGGAGGTAACTGGTAAAATCCAGTTGCACCTCCCCTTTTTTTGTGCTATAATACTCATACGTATGGAGGTAAAATGACTGTAAAACTTTTGCTGCTTAAGTCAGGAGAGGATTTAATCTCAGATATTAAGGAAATGGTTTTTGGTGAAGATGAAGATAAACGAGTCATCGGATATTATCTAAATCGACCTTGTATTGTAAAGATGCAATCTCCAAATCTTCTTACCGAAGAGAATGTAGATAAAGGTCCTCAAAAAATGGGATATCAAGTTAGACTTCATCCTTGGATGCCTTTGACTACTGATGAAGAAATTCCTGTTCCTGCTGATTGGGTTGTTACAATCGTAAACCCAACAGAAAAATTAAAACAAATGTATATTGATGATGTTGTAAACTATGGAAAAGACAATCAAAGTGTTAGTTCTGACGAACAACCAGATATTGGTCTCACAGATTGAGGAGGTTGGTGCCGATATTGGAGAACCAGATTGTAAGTTAGTAAAACCATTTGTGGTCTCCAAAGATCAAACTTTAGAACCATTTTTAATGGGATACACAAAAGAGGATACTTGTATGATGAGTTCTGAAAAAATTCTAACACTTGTAAATCCCACGCCAACACTTCTTGAAAAATACCAGGACCTTACCAAAGAATGAGTCAAACCTTTTATACTAATGTTCAATTGATAGGGAATCAGTTTCTGGTTCGTGGTGTAGAGAATGGTAAAAGATTTGAAAATAGAGATGAGTTCTTCCCAACACTATATGTAAATAGTAAAAAGGAATCAAAGTATAAAAATTTAAGTGGAGAGAATGTAGAACCAATAAGACCAGGGACAGTTCGAGATTGTCGTGAGTTTTATAAAAAATATGAGAATGTAGATGGATTTGATATCTACGGGAATGATCGTTATGTCTATCAATATATTTCAGAGAAGTATCCTGAAGATGAAATTAAGTTTGATATTAGTAAAATCAAACTTGTAACCTTAGATATTGAGGTTGGGTCCGAATCTGGATTCCCTGATGTAGAATCCTGTATTGAAGAAATTCTTGCAATCTCTATTCAGGATTATACGACTAAAAAGATTATTACTTGGGGAGTTAAACCATTTAACAATACTCGTGCTGATGTAACTTATCACCATTGTCCGAGTGAATATCAACTTCTTAATCACTTTATTAACTATTGGATGATTAATGTTCCTGATGTAGTCACAGGATGGAACATTCAACTCTATGATATTCCATATATCTGCAAACGATTAAATCGTGTTCTTGGTGAAAAGTTAATGAAACGATTCTCTAATTGGGGGTTAGTTACTGAGAAAGAACTTTATGTCACTGGGCGTAAGCACACTACATTTGATGTTGGTGGTTTGACTCAGTTGGATTACCTTGAGTTATATAAGAAGTTCACTTATAAAGCACAGGAATCTTATCGTTTGGATTATATTGCTGAGGTTGAACTCGGACAGAAGAAGCTGGATCACTCTGAGTTTAATACCTTTAAAGATTTTTATACGAAAGGGTGGCAAAAGTTTATTGAGTATAACATTGTTGACGTTGAACTCGTTGACCGTCTAGAAGACAAGATGAAGTTGATTGAACTTGCCCTTACAATGGCATATGACGCAAAGGTAAACTATGCTGATGTATTCTATCAAGTTCGTGTTTGGGACACGATTATTTACAATTATCTTAAGAAAAGAAATATCGTAATTCCTCCAAAAAATAGATCTCAAAAAGATGAGAAGTATGCTGGTGCTTATGTAAAAGAACCTGTTCCTGGTAAGTATGATTGGGTTGTTAACTTTGACTTAAACAGTCTATATCCGCACCTGATTATGCAGTTTAATGTAAGTCCAGAAACTCTTATTGAACAGAGGCACCCTACTGTAACTGTAGATAAGATTCTCAATCAGGAACTTACATTTGAGATGTATAAGGACTATGCGGTCTGTCCCAATGGTGCTATGTTCCGTAAAGATGTTCGTGGATTTCTTCCTGAGTTGATGGAGAAAATGTATAACGACCGTGTTATATTCAAGGACAAGATGATTGTTGCAAAAAAGCAATATGAAAAGAAAAGAACAAAGGAATTGGAAAAGGAAATTGCCAGGTGCAATAACATCCAAATGGCAAAGAAGATTTCTCTTAACTCTGCTTATGGTGCTATCGGCAATCAGTACTTCCGTTATTACAAATTAGCAAATGCAGAGGCAATCACTCTTTCAGGACAAGTTGCAATTCGTTGGATTGAGAGCAAGATGAATATCTATCTTAATAAACTTCTAAAAACACAAGATGTTGATTATGTTATTGCTTCTGATACTGACTCCATTTATTTGCATATGGGTCCTCTGGTTGAAACTGTATATAAAGGAAGAGAGAAAACTACTGAGGGTGTTGTTTCTTTCCTTGATAAGATCTGTCGGATGGAACTTGAAAAGTATATTGAAAGTTGCTACAAAGAACTGGCAGACTATATGAATGCATACGATCAGAAGATGCAAATGAAACGGGAGAACATTGCTGATCGTGGAATCTGGACTGCAAAGAAGCGTTACATTCTTAATGTCTGGGATAGTGAAGGTGTTCGTTATGAAGAACCTAAACTGAAGATGATGGGCATTGAAGCAGTTAAATCCTCCACACCTGCTCCTTGCCGCAAGATGATTAAGGATGCTCTTAAGTTAATGATGAATGGAACAGAAGAGGATGTAATTGCTTTTATTGATAATGCTCGCAAGGAGTTTAGACAACTTTCTCCAGAACAAATTTCATTCCCCCGTTCTGCATCTGATGTGAACAAATACAAATCATCTTCTACAATTTATTCTAAGGGAACACCAATTCATGTTCGTGGCGCACTGTTGTTTAATCATTACATAAAAGAGGCAAAACTAACAAACAAATACTCACTTATACAAAATGGTGAAAAGGTTAAGTTTATTTATTTAAAAAAACCAAATACAATTCACGAGAATATTATTTCGTTCATTCAAGAATTTCCTAAGGAGTTAAACCTTGACAAATACATAGACTATGAACTACAATTTGAGAAAGCATTTTTAGAACCACTCAAAATTATTCTTGATTCAATTGGGTGGAATATTGAAAAGACTGTTAACCTGGAGTTATTTTTTTCCTAATGGATTTACCGATTAACAATAATGAACTTCAAAAAATTATTAGTGCTTTGGGTTTTGGTGGAGATGCAGCGTTGTATCACAAACTGAAATTGGTAAAGGAACTCCATGAACAAGGGCTTCCTTATAAAAAAATACTTCGTGAACAATACGGGATGGTAATCTGATGAAAGATCTAATTAGAGTTGAGTATTATTTTAAAGAGTATCCAAATACAACTCTTTCTGTATTTTTGAAAACACAGGAGCAGGTGGATGCTTATAAGTCTAAACACCCCAATTATGTTTATATTGAAGAGAGTAAGTAAATCATGGATTTTTTAAAAGATATAGTAAAAGAGATTGGGGATGACTTCACAAAACTTGCATCCGATATTGATGAGACTGAAAGTTATGTGGACACAGGTTCATACGTCTTTAACGCTCTTGTATCTGGTAGTATCTTTGGTGGGGTATCTGGTAACAAGATTACTGCTATCGCAGGTGAGAGTAGCACGGGAAAAACTTTCTTCAGCCTTGCCGTTGTTAAGAATTTTCTTGATAGTAATCCTGACGGATATTGTTTGTATTTTGATACGGAGGCAGCTGTTAATAAACCACTCTTAGAAAGTCGTGGTATTGATTTAACTCGTTTTGTAGTTGTTAATGTTGTTACGATTGAAGAGTTTCGTAATAAGGCACTTAAAGCAATTGATATATACTCTAAATCTCCAGTAGAAGAACGTAAACCTTGTATGTTTGTGTTGGATTCTTTGGGTATGTTATCCACAAGTAAAGAAATTAATGATGTTCTAAATGATAAGGAAGTTAGGGATATGACTAAATCTCAACTTATCAAGGGAACATTCCGAATGTTAACTCTTAAATTAGGGCAGGCAAATGTTCCACTCATTGTCACAAATCATACATACGATGTCATCGGAGCTTATGTACCAACGAAGGAAATGGGAGGAGGTTCTGGACTCAAATATGCAGCATCTTCGATCATCTATCTCAGCAAAAAGAAAGAAAAAGATGGAACAGAAGTTATTGGAAATCTTATCAAAGCTAAGACTCACAAGTCGCGTATAAGTAAGGAAAATAAAGATGTTACGATCCGTTTGTATTACGACGAACGCGGACTTGATCGTCACTATGGTCTTTTGGAACTTGGTGAAATTGGTGGACTCTGGAAAAATGTAGCAGGAAGATATGAGATTGATGGTAAGAAAATTTATGCTAAGGAGATTCTTAAAACCCCTGAGAAGTATTTCACCGAAGAAGTAATGCAAAAACTTGATGAGATTGCTCGTCAGGAGTTTAGTTATGGGTCATGATCAGAGTTTTAAAAACCAAAATTAATGTTACTAAGGTCATTGAGCAATTGAAAAAATATCCTCAAGACTGGAACCATCAAAAGCATCTGAAAAATTCCCATTCTCTTATTGATAGAGGATTTATAGATTTGCCAACGAGCGCATTACAACTTATAATAGGTGCAGTTAAGAAGAATGAAGATTTTGTTGGAGATGCTGAAATC